CTTTATTTTCTATTGGAAAATGATTATTCTTTGCCATAATTTTTTTTTAAGTTAAAGGGTTATGTTCGCCATGCGAACAAACCTAGTTATATTCAGACTTAAAATATCCTGATACAACCCAATTACCCAAACCAAGTTTGTAGGTCTTTGAATTAGGTTTATCTCCATAAACATCGTATATGACAAAATCAGGGTTATCTAAATATGAATTTAATTTTTCTTTTGTTTCGCATTTGTAGTACATAATTACAATTTTATTGACAATATACAAATAATAATTGACAATATCTAATAACTACTCTTTGTGTACGATTGATGCCATATCCTCTGTAAGTAAATAGACCTCTTTTAGTTTTTTCTTTTTACTCCAGAATGTAGTATCCGGACAGTAAAGTTCTTTGACCTCTGGCATATCTAAATAGTTAATCCAATATAAATAAGTACCTTTGGGATCAGATACAAAATAGAGCTTAACAATCTCGCTATCCATCTCCATCAGTTTGTCATACTTGTATTTTTCTAAAAGTTTTTCTGCATAATATTTGTTTCTAAACTTCATCTCAATAACGCATCTATGTCCTTTTGGTGTCGTGCCTGATGCATCATAATGTTCAAACTTACCCTCTGACCATTTTAAGTTCCAATCTTCAAACTCATTCAAGAATTTTACTACGATCTTTTCAAATCTATTTATTGTCTCTAAACCCACCTGTGTATAATTTATTTATGTCTGCTATCCATTGATTCCAAGTTCTTGGAGAACATCCACAGGGCAAATAAAAATTGTGGTAGAAATATTTAGAATGTAAAGATGCAATCAGTTCTTGTTCTTGTTTGTTGATCTGACTGCTTTTAATTCCTTTGAATTTTGTCCACTTTTGATATTCTTCTTTGTTTAGTTTTTGTTCTAGTTCTTGTGATTCCATTTAACCAATTTTTTCTATTATCACATCCACAATCTTCATATCCTAGTTTAGTTGCGATCCATTGTGCAAAATCTTTGCCTTTACCAAATGTAATGATGTTTATTATGTATTCTAATTTATCTCCCAGTCTCATATAAGTTCTTTGAGTTTTTTCTTTACATTTCTAAAAGTATTATAAAGTGAGTAATAACTAATCTGACTTTTTCTTGATAGTTCACTAATGCTTTCTCCACCACTTACAATATCATATATCTTTGCATCGTACCAGTATATTTCTTTTAGAGCTTGTTGTATCTTTCCATACACCTCATCATAGTTTACTGTGCCCTCATCCTCTATTTGTATATTCTCTAAAGTCGTGTAAGTTACTTTCATTTTTTTTCGTAACAGGTCAACATACAAACCTCTTAATATTCTAAAACAATAATAGTAGTTAATATCGCAATCTCCATAACTAAAGTCTATTCCTTTTTGTGTATTTTTTATCAGCAAAAGGTATAGTTCTTGCACTATATCCTCAACCTCTGTCTCTCTCAAACCACCAAAACTTCTTGTAATCTCCATCCACTTTGCGTGTCTATCGTATGCTATCTCTACTTGTGTTTTCAAAATAATCTTTTTTGTGATTTGTGTCGCTCAAATCTTTTTACAGCATCATCAAAATATTTTTTATCTATCTCACAAGCAGTTAAATCATAACCAAGATTATGACAAGCGATTGCGATTGATCCACTTCCTAAATGTGTATCAAGTATTTTATCTCCTTGTTTAGCATAATTCATAAGTAACCATTCATAGAGTTTTACTGGCTTTTCTGTTGGATGTATTCTGTTAGGATTCTGGGGTGCTATTTCTATCCATTTAGATGTAGTGCCTAAATTTTCTGATAAACTTGCTATTTCACACATCGACATAGTAAAATTCTCACTTATTGTTTTTTTTTTATACACAACAAAACCTTTGAATTGTGGTAGCTGAAAATTATTAGCACCCCAAATAATTTGTTCTTTGCTTACTCTATATAATTCATTCCAATATTTTTTTGTAGGTCGCCCTTCTAAAGTTTTCATTGATCCATTGCTTCTCATATCTTTAGTAGGTTGATTTTCATCTCTATAAGGGGGATCAACAATGGCTAAGTCAAAGTAACCATCTTCATACCTTGCCATTAACTCCATATTATCTTCACAAGTGATTTTCAAAATGGCATTCTTAATTGTTCTATGATGTTTGGTCTTTGTATGTCTTTGTCTCCCAGCTTATACCCTACATTGTTCTTTATGCTTTCCAGGATAAGTGGACTATCAAAAGGTGTTGGCTTGCAACCTAAATCGTGGTCTTTAATTTTCTTACAATGCAGTTCTGTATATATCCATCTTGATTCGTGTTGTGTCATTCTATGAATTGTATAAAAATCATCTGTTCTATTACCAAAAACATTACCACCCTCTACATCAGACATAGCCAATGGTAATGGGTGTCCTGCGTATTCGTGATTGTTATTGTATCTTTTTCTAAATGCTTCTGTAACCGAGTGCATCACTAACCACAGACCTTTGTTGTATTTTTTGACAAATATTCTAAAGTCTGTCATACACTCATACAAATATTCAAAAGCATTACTAAACTTCATCATTCCTTTATTCTTTCTCAAACTGTTTATCGGATCAATAATCAAACAGTCAAAGTCATACTGTGGCATTACCACCTCACACAAAGATAGTAAATCTAAATAATCATAATTTTGTTCGCAGTCTATAAATTTAAAATGATCATACACAAACTCTGTATGTTTATCAAGTTCTTCTTTTGAAAGTTTGTTTATAGGTTTCTGGGATTTGAACTCTATTAATCTTCTAATCAAAGAATGAGGTTCATTTTCAGAACTAAATACCAAGAACTTTATCTTATGTTTTATTGCAAATAGCAACATAAAATAAATGATGACAGATGTCTTACCTACGTTTGCGTGTCCTGCAAAACAAGTAAGATTTCTTTTGAATCTAATTACACTATCTATTTCTTCAATACCTATCTTTGGTGCTTCATTTAGTTTTCCTGTTCGTATTAGTTCAAGTTTATCTAAATGATCTTCAAAGTTTATAAGCATTATTTAGATAATTTTTCTAGTTCAAATTTTAAGTGATTGATTGCTTTCTGTATATCGCCTTCTGGACTTGGGTGTTTTTTACCTGCTCGCAGTATATAGGTACAAGCAGTTCCAAGATTATAGTTTAAATCAAAGTTCTCTACTACTTCTCTTGCAGTATAACCATTTGCACCATCATAATACTTTGGAGTTTCTATTTTTGATACTATCTTATAACTCCCAAACTGCTCATCATATCCTTTAGAATGGAAACTCATCTTCTCTATCTTGGTTTTGATCTGCTAATTGTAACTCTTTTTTCAGCTCTGCTTTTTCTATTTTCCAACCTTGTATAGAGTTAAAGAATTTCTTTTGGTTGTGTTGGTTTATCCACTCTCTACCTTTTATGTTGATGCCGATTGTTACACCATCATCTTTTTTGTATTTGTCTAATACTTGACATTTATCCTGAACAAACTCTATCTTTACCTTTTGTGGATATTGTTCATCTGTAGATAAAATTAAATCTCTTTTCTTAAATCCGTTTGATCCGTATTCTTTTGTTGTGCCTATTTGTAATATTGTTCCTGTTAATTCCATTTTATTTATCTATTATATTAAAGTATTTATTTGTTAATGTCTCCACTTCATCTTGAGATATTTTACCTGCAATATATGCTTGTGATGCTTCTTTAAAAGCCACCTGTAGTAAAATACTTCTCCCTGTATCTAGTCTAGCAACTGTTTGTTCTTGTTTTGTATAGTTGCTATACATAGGTTTTTTATTTTCCTCTTTTGCTAAAACTATTTTCCAACCATTCTTTTGTTGCACATAATCGTATTGTATATGATCTCCCTCTGCAACAGATAATTCACTTGTATAAAGTAAACCTGTGTGTTTAGTAGTAGTTATTTGATAGGTGTATATATTGTTTTTATCTCCAAAAGGTCTCCTATCTAATTTGTGTATTTCTTTTATTTGTGCGTTGTAACTCATCTTTTTAAATTTTTGTCTTTATATTCTTCTAATTTGATATTTTTATTTTCAATGATCCTATTTAAAATAGTCTGATCATATTGTCTAAAATGTCTTTTCAAACTTGATATTTGTTTTATCAAAACTTTTTTATCTTTTTCTAATTGTTTTGCTTTTTGTTTATAGTCCATATTATTTATTTATGTGGTGTTCAAAGATTTGATCTCTTAAAAATTCAAAATCTTCTTGTGTAAAATTGTTTGTGATGTCTATGTTATCCTCCAAAATACGATTAATAGTTACTCCATCAAAAGGCCCTGTTCCAGAAAAATGATCTAGTTCTGATGTTGTAAAGTCATACTCTATAGTAATATATCTATGTTCGTAGATTGTATCGTATATATTGGATTCTTTATTGTATCTTAATATTCTTCCCACTCTGTTTTGTTTTACTCAAAGATAATTATAAATTGTTAATATCCAAAAAAAAAGAGGAGAAAATTAATCCTCCCCTTTAAAAACAAAACTCTTACCGAAGTTGGTAAGGATCACAAAGATAATCTTTTATTCTCAATATCAAGTTTTTTTTTGTATTTATCTATTAGCTCTTGTAGGTCTGCTATGCTATATTTTATTGTTTGTTTAGAAAGATTAAATAGATGTTTAGGTAAACCTTTTTTTTTCTTTTCTAAAGCTAAAGAATATTCATACTGCCTACCATACCTATATCTATTATCGTACCTTGACTGTGCATATACATTGTCCTCGTTCCATCTAGTAGACATTTCTTTTCGTGATATAAAATGTCCTGCATCTACTTCTGAATAGTGATATTTTTTACCAGATGTTATACATTTAACAAAACCTTTTTTATCTGCATCTCTCTTTCTGATATATTCTGAAAATATCCTGTCTAGTTTGTTTATGAGTGTTTTGCGTTTAGGTTTTTTCACGTTATCAAATATATCTAAATACAAAAGAAAAAGAAAAGAAAAGGACAAAAGAAAAGAAAAAGAAAAAATCCCTCTCCAAAAAACAAAACTATATTTACCTGATCCAAGTGCCTTCCGACTTTATTAGGTTGCACAAGTTTTGCTATAAGCAAAAGCAAATATATAAAAATATTTTATCTGCCTTGACCTTTGTATCTTTTTAAATAATTTTTGCTTGATTTTACTTTACTGCTTTTTGTCTTTGAGTGTATGCCTTTGCGTTTTCTGGTATTACTTTTGTAGGTATGTACGTTTGTTTTTTTTCTCACTTGTTGCCTTTTACTGCACTACCATAATAAAAACCAAATATAGATAAAACTATACCTTGTGAAATACCAAGTATATTAATAAATACTTCTTTGTTGTTTTCAGGGACTTCTAAATATACAACTGCATAGATCATAAAACAAAAACTTAACAACCCTACAATACCTGTAAAAGAATGCATATAATCTTCTTTACCTGCTTTTGCAAGTTCTATCTCTCTTTTTCTAGCACTATCCCTATCTGCAACTTCTAATTCATATAGTTCTTTTATTTGTAAATGTACCTGTTGTTTATCTTCCGGACTTATTGTTTCATCTTTATCAATAAGATTTTTGACCATACCTAATACTCCTGCATCAGGTAATAAGTCTCCTGCTATTCCTAAAATATTGGGTGCAAGTTTTCCTACTAGTTTGCCGACTTTTGTTGATTTAAAAGGTTTTTTAGACATTATGTGATATTTATATATTTAACTTTACCTTGATCTCTTACTGCTTTCAGTATCCGTTTTCTATTCTTTTCTAAATCTACATAGCTTATATGCACCCAATCAGGATTATCTTCATTACCAAACTCCCAAATAAGTTGATCAAACTCTAAATTATCTTTTATGTATTCAAACATTTCTGCGTTTGTTTTGTATCCATATATGTCATCTATATCTATTGCAGCACCATTTTTACAGGTATGTTGACTTGATGTTTTTGATCCTATTGCTAAACATAATTCAGGACTTCTATAAAAACTTGTAATCTTAATTGGACCACCTACCCACTCTCTCAATGGCTCAAACACATTTGCTGCAAGTGTTTTCATATTATTATATGCAGTACCATTTGGTGTATTATCAATCCCTAATCTCAAGGCAGTAATGCTTTTTGTAGCTTCTTTGTCTGATATATGTTTTGAAATCATAACCTAAAATTTAGACCTACTGAACTATTGAGTATCTCACTATCCCAAAACTTTATGTATTCTCCTTCAATAAATAGTCCAAGTGTTTTACTAATCTTCCATCCTAATATGATACCTGCTTGATAATCTTCCCACTGTTCTTCTTGTGCATCTTTAATTAGTCCACCTTTACCAAAGTTGTTTCTGTGCAAGTAAGAATAATCCTCATCGCCTTTTATGTAATGATGATAAGGAAGTATATAGTTTCCATATGCGTGTAACCAGAACTTTGATCTGTAATGATAAAAATCAAAACCCACTATTGGTGCAACCTCTGCAAAAGGATCAAGCAAGTCCCACTGTTCACGATTAAATCTATTCATCAAACCACCAAAAACTCTATCTCTAAAATCTCTATCTCCATAAGCAACTATCTCTCCATCTTCGTTTCGCCATATCCAATCGTAAAAGCTCTCACCTGTTTGTATGTTTGTGTACTGTGTAAATTCATCTTCGTATCCGTACAAATATCCCAAACTGTACCAAGGGTTTACAGGGTAAGTATATTCTTGTCCATTTGAATCTAAAGCCGTTACAGTTTCATTTAACCATATTTCTATAGGGTTGTAGCCATATGCTTTTTGGTGTGATCTTGCTATTGCACCTGCACTAATGCCAAACTTTTGTCCTATTGGTAATCTAGCTCTGATCTCTGCACTTTGATACTGAAAGTTTACATTCCCTTGTTTTCTTGATTCTAGTTTGACTATATGATATTTTCCTGTATGTCTAATAAAGTATCTTGTATTGTCAAATTCCTCTGACCTTTCTCTTTCTCTTTCATAGTGAAATAAATACTCTAGTCCTTTTACTGCTGCAATAGGTGCAGATAAACCAATTAAATTTTCTGATCCATCAATATAGTTAGGTTTTAGTTCATAGTTAAATCTTGCAATCTTTCTAATACCAATACCTATACGATAATCGAAAGGATGATAAATTGTTTGATC